CATATGAGTACGATTGTAATATCGTATGAATATCTTATCAGCCATCTTTTCCAGACCACTTGCTTTTGGTTTTCTCGCCGGGTTCCACAAGCATACTTTTTTGTGGATCTGCTTGATCGGCAAGGTGTTTGATCAATTGAACGTTTTCTGTGCCATATACAGATTCGGTTGTATTAGTAACAGTTGCCTTCAATTCATTATCCTGAAGCTTTTTCATAAGCATATCGATGTTTGTGTTTGCTGGCACATACTGTTTATGTATAAGAAACAACGCTTGCTGGTAATAATCTTTTGCCATATCTAGTTTCCACCAGCCATAAATTTCTTCTCGTCAAAGATCAAACGAATGTTCCAGTTCCGACGACCAATCTCTTTCATGATCTCTTCAACGGTTTGCAGCTTCATCTCTGCTTCACCGATACGAAGTTCAAGCTTTAGCATGTCGTCATCACCTTCAAGCCAACGTGGAATGTCTGATTTGATTATGCGTTTATCTGGATATTTCCAACCTCGGTCAAGGTCGTCTTTGGTAGGGTTCTCAAGAAAGTCGTGCTTCTGACTCTTGAGTTTCTTATAGGCTATTCTGAGCTTCATGAGCTCACGCTTCGATTCAGTTAGAACCATTAGCCATTTATGGTGAAGTTTCGGAATATCTGCTGCAGCAGTGGAAAGTCTTAGTTCATCGATTGGTGAATCAACTTCCCACTGCTGGTGGATTTCTTCAAGTGTCATACTATAGCCTCTCAATGTTGCTATAGTATATATGCTCTATTATTGGCGACGTTCGTCGTCGTGTTGCTTTGCGATTCTCTGATGTGTATCATATGCTTTCATCAAAGCTTCACCGGCGTTTTTATGAGCGTTACCTACCAGCATTGCAGCACCACCTGCAAGCGCGCCCAATGGATGACCACCAGTAGCTAAACCACCGGCTACTGCGCCAGCTGCAGCTCCTGTGCTGGCGTGAGCTTGTTTGCGCAGATAATCTCCCACTGCTCTATGAAAATCAGGGTGCACCAGAGCTCTTAAATTACTATGAAAGCTGGCTTCATCGAGTTGTTCATTTTCAATTAACCAAAGAACATATGATTCTGACAACTTGACTTCATTTTTCTGTTCGCCTGGTGTCATGCTCTTGTACTTACGAACAACTTCATCTGTGCCAACATCACCTGCACCATAATCTTCATGCAGTTCATATTCTTCGGCGAACACGCTTCTGATTCGAGCAACAATGCCTGGCTTGGCTGGTTTTAATGCCTTTGGTGCCGGCGCATCTGGAACATGATGTGTAAGGTGATCGTTGGCAATTATATTTGCTTTACGACGAGTATCAGCCGAAACTTCCTTGTTTTTTCCAACCTTTCGTAGCAAACCTTTCACGCGTTCAATTTTTCTGATAGATGAAAGATGCGAACCGCCTGCGCCTAGTGGGTTCAAAGCAGAATCATGCACAGATAATACTCTATCTAAATGCTGTGCATGATCCAACATATTTTCATGTTCACCATTAATGTGCGCATCAACAATTTTATTGGCAATATCGCTAATGTGACCATGAATCTGATGAGGTGCGTTATGTGGATTTAAATGTCCTGCACGCTTGAAATGCATTTCAGCTTGTGCTGCAGCTTGTGCTGCAGACTCTAATGGTTTCACCGGTGGCTTTGCGGGATTCTCGGTAGCACGCTTCTTGGCCTTGCTAAGTGCATTTCCTGCGCTGGTTAGTATGCCGTGTCTTCCTTGAGTGCCTTTTGGTCCTACTGGCTTCAGCTTCACTTTTTTCTGTGGCATAGTTATCTCCTATGTTATTGTTCTTTACTATTTATCAAATGACCGCTTCTATCTTATAGAAATCGTAACGAAATGTTGCAGCAGCATCAATGAACTCTGGACGCGAACGAGTTGTGTCAAAGATCAATGATGATAATGAAATAGGAAATGCATTGATAAAGGTGACTTGAAAGTTTGGCTTATTGTCACTATCAAAAATAACTAGTGTGCAATCAGAACGAATACCCTCACCAAGAGGAACACTATCGGCGCTCAAAGCAGCAAACTGATCATTGCCTTCTGGATAGCCAAGGCCAACAATCCAGTTGTGTATCTCAAGATAGTTCTTTAGATCCTCATCAACTTTGAAGTTGATCATAAGATCATCGAACTGTAGATGTGAACCTGCTTCTGGAAGACTCAAAAGAGGGTTTGCAATATCGATATTCTGAAGATGCAAACCTGGCATATTAACATTCTGGACAAAGTAGTTCAATGTTGGCGTCTTCTTGATCATAAACCGAAAGCCAAGAGGAGAAAGAAAGTTCATATTCTCGGGTGTTTGATCTAATGCGCTGCCGAATACACTCATACGTCTTTGTCCTTACTATATTTTTTAGGCTTATAACTTGCAGGCTTTGCTGTTAACTTTTCTCGCTTATCTGCCTCAAGCGGCGTTTCTGATCTTTTATTATAAAAACCAGCAACCTTATTTGGTCCATGCAAATGCTTAAGGATTTTAGTAATCAATGATGCCTTTGAACCGGTATCGTCGATCTTGAACTTTTCTGCAGTCTTCTTAAGTGCTTCACGTGATGCCTTTGAATACTGCATATATGAGGTATTGACTTCTGGAAATGCCTTCTTATCAAAGCCATCTGCACTGAAAGTAAAACGATCCTCAAGGAATTGTATAAAGCTTTTCATATCAATTACCTGGTTGAAAGACTGTATCGCGCCACTTATTTGATGGAGCAGCTTTTGCTTTCTTTGGTGTAACCTTCTTGATCACACGGCGCTTTGGCTTTCTTACAACTTTTGACTTTGGCTTGAATATTTTTCTTGCCTTTTCTTTTACTTCACGAACATCTTCGATAACTATACCGTTTTCATTTTCATCAACAATAGGCTTGACGTTTGCCTTATTGGCAGTAAGCATGAAAACGATGTACAGTATTGCAACAAGAGTTACAAGGAACATTCCGAAACCACCAAAGATCCATGCAATAATACGAAGACCTCTGCCTTTGCGCACAGGCTTTTTTTCTTGTGGTGCCAAGACGCCATTTGTTTTATAATCTACGAACTCGGCTTCAACGGCATCAAGAGATGCCTTTGCTTCTTTATAAACACGAGCCATATTGGCTAAAGCTTCATCTTCTTGCTTTCGTGCTGCACTTAAAGCATCATCATATGCATCACGCTGCGCGTCAATCAATGCATCTTCTTGTGCTCTTGCTTCGGCCAGTTCTTTATCTTCTTGTTCGCGTTTGGCTTTTATTTCTATTTCATAGTTTTCAAGCATTGGAACCTCAGATGTTAATGTTAAATTTATATTTATAAAAGGGGCCGAAGCCCCTATTTATGTTATGTTAAGCCAGTAATGCTCACCGTCTGAATATCATTCGATACCATCGAAATCATATTCAACGAAGTTGCGTCCTGTGTACTTGGACTTACATCGTTACGAATCTGAGAGTAGGCGTCATTCGATCCATCGCCCATCAACCATACTTGTGTTGATTGTGAGGACAGTGCATTATTAAGCTGGAAGTTAGTAGAGTCACTGCCTGAGCCAGAGTACCTGTAGGTGTTACCAACCTTGTAGTCTGTGAGCCACTGCTGCGGGTCTCGAACAAAAGCCGTAATTTCAGCATCAGTAGGCATAGCAACGCCGCGGCGCAAGGTCGTAATAACCATTGAAGCAACCTTACCATGGAAGTTGCGGTTAGAACCACGACCGGCAACAGTAAAGTCACCTGCAAAAAGACGATCCATTCGACCGCCCGTGCTGGTCCAGTTAGATGATGTGCTGAGTTGTGAACCGACAGCGCCTGTAGAAAGATTCACAATACGGATGTCAAAACAATCAGCAAGATTGGCGGCTGAAGCATTGGCACCACTCAAGCGCTCCCCGGTACTAGCGATGTAGACGCCGTACCAGTTGCCAGAACCACTAGCTAGTGTAGTAAATGAACACTCGTTAAGTGCACCAGAGCGACCCCAACCAAAGTAAAGGTTACGGCTAGAATCCACACGGAGGTAAATGTTATCGTCAGTAGACCCAGCACCTTCGCCTTGGTTCCAGATATGCTGGTTGGAGCTATTGTTATCAGAACTAAACACAATAGCCGTTGCCCAAGGACGAGCGTTTCCATCGCTAGAGGTATGACCTGAAGTAACAGGGGCAGAAACAGTAGTAGACAAGCCACTCAAGCGAAGTGGGTTATTACCTGTGCCATTAGTAACTTGTAAGCCCCGTTCAGAAGAACCGGAGAAGTCCAGTGCCTTTGTCCATGATGTAGTCAATGTAGCAGATGGAGCTGGAATAGAAATCTCAGAAAGAGCTGTCCAATCAATGTCAGCCGCATCTGTCGTTTCCGTACCAGAAAGGGCAAAACCCTGAACCACAACATCAATAGAGGTAATGCCATAGCCCTGATCACCAGTCTGTATTTTTGTTGTTGTGGCCCAATCAGCGTAAGCGTCGGCGGTTGCATCATTGGTACTGGTAAGAGCGACGCCACCGCGAACGTTATTACCGGTGTTTGTAACTTCCAAGAACGCATTATAGCTGGTCAGTCCGGCAACTGTTGTATACAGAGTACTACCTGCTGCTGTAGGGGATTCACCTTTATATACGTACATCTGAATGCTGGTAGAAGAATACCTAATCATGGTAAAACGTATACCGCCTTCAAATCCAGTGTTGTAATCACTGATAGTATTTGCCCAGCTCGTATCCTTCATACCAAAGTTCAAGACGGTATTATCACCCATTGCGTCAGCAACATCAGAAAGAAATGAACCCGACAACACCAGTCTTTCGCCTGCACCAAGTTGTTCATCAATCGACAGCCAACCATGATCATTAGCATCAAAGATGTTGGTTCCTGTTTGGTTAGCAGCTGGTCCTTCTTGTGTGATCCCTGTTACACCAGCAACATAGGTAGAACCAGAGATAGAAATAGCACGACCAGCATCAGCAGTAGTGTTATTGATATAGAAAAGAGTAAGCGGCGGAGCATCAGTAGGAACCGCAAACTCAATACCCTTGTACCCTTCAGTTGTTTTTGGGTCACCATCAGAAGTTCCATCGAACGTAGTAATACCAGTTGTGTAAACTGTTGTATTATCTGACGCAAGACGAAACTCAATCTCATCGTTTGATTCCATGGAAGGGTGATAGATGAACCGATATGTTTGACCTGCGTTGAGTGTTGAAACACCAGAGAAGCTCCACTCGTCCCAGTTCGGTGCATGCTGACCACTATAGGAACCTGTATCAAAGTCAGAAGCAGTAGGCTGAACGGCAAAGTAACCATCGCCGTTAGACCATTCACCAACCAGAATATCACGAATACCGAACGGAATACGGATATGTGAAAGACCGGAAGTGGATAAGTCAACCTGTGCTCCGTTATCAACGCCAATAACGACATCAAGTTCACCGGTTCCGGAATAAGATGATTCTGTTACTGAGCGACTGAATGTACCGCCTGCATTGATACCGGGTTGTGTATTGATATCACCGATGTTACAAGCAATCACATGAAGATCTGTACCATCCCACTCAAGCGCATAATCATAATATGCATCGGTCAAAGAGTTGATCGAAACATTATCTTGAGTTGTAGAATCTGTTTTAATATGTGATTGGTAAGAACTACTACTGGATGTACCCTGGATGCGGATGTAAGCATCAAAGTCATCATCGCCAATGTCTACCCAATTTGCGCTAGAAACGGGCACTCCGATAAAAACCATGTCGCTTTGTTCTTCTGCTGCATATGGTAACACATTGGTTTCGATCCAAGTTTGAGGAAAAATATAACGGTGATTAACTTTAAGACCTTGTGTAAGCTGCACTGCCGCATCTTCATCAGGTGCTTCACCCATCAGAGTTGAAGTAGCCATTTGACCAACAATCAGAGGATTCACAAAGCCAGAAGGTGGCTGAGTAGAACCATATGACGAATTGACAATTGTCAAATTACTTGGAACATACAAGTCAGTTTGTGCTTGATCATCAAAGCCGGCAAATGTAAGTGTTTGTGGACCTGAAAAAGTACTCGCTGATGTTAGAAGTAAAACGGCACCACGATATAGCTTAATATAACCATCGTTGCCATATTCAAGCTTGAACGTGATATTATGGTTCGTGCCTTCTGAGCCGTTAATTGTTGTGTTATCACTCCATCCAACAAGATTATGTCTTGTCTGACTAGCGCCAACATCACCACCAAAGGAAACATAACGAAGATCCCATTGAGATGTTGTTGCGTAATCATGATCACCAGAACCAAGTGAATCTGAACTCGAATCAAACGCATCGAAATTTGTCTGACCCGTAGAACTTAGAATACCAATCGTTGGTGGGTTATTACCACTTGTATAGCTATATGTCATTTCTTCGCCTTGTGACAAAGTTGTGTCATACTGCATCAAGAAGTCATGAGAAAGAAAAGCACGGTTAGGCTGAATAAGGTTACCAGCCAATTCAGTGAAGTCTGCCAGATCACCAAGAGAAGCATTATCTGTAATATTAATATCAAATGTGCCAATCGAAGAACCATATGCGTTACTGCGGATTACAGAAACAGTATAGGATTCATCTGCTGGAACTGGATCAGTCGTGCCGGTAATATATCCAGTTCCAGTTGAATATGTCAAGCACGGAGGCAGACCAGTTACAGATGTTGTGAAATTGGCATCAGCTGGATGAATCTGAATGTTTACGGATTGATTTTCACTAAACGTATAGTTACTTCCACTAAATGTGGTTGGAACATAATTAGAATCAGCTGCCGTTGGTATCGCTGTGTATGTAATATCAAGTGTATTAGTAGGAGCTGAACCTACGTCATGAAAGGCATAATTGTCTGGCATATACCATACTGTATTACTTTCATCATCAACAAAAATATGACTATGTGAATAATAGCCATCAGAGTTAACGTCAACGTCATCAACATATGAACCGCCAAAAAGAGCATTGGCATTCTGTGAAACATAGTCAGCCTGATCGCGATTAGAGAAAAGCGGATAATAAAATGACCCGTCTGGTGACTCGATATAACGATAGTTAAGTATTATACTACTTCCTAGTTGATATGACCGGACAGTAGAAGTTGCAACCGCCGAGTTTTCCTTGTTCATCATACAGACCAGCATATACTCTTCGCCGCTGGTAATAGGAAATGCACTACGTACTATAGTTGCCCATTCGCCGTCTTTCTGATGGTCAATGATGAGACGATTGTCTGAGTTAATACCCGCACGGAAAATTACTGAGTTTTGTGGCTTCTCATAAAAACCATTTTCAATAATCACACCATAATCGCTATTTTCATATGCCGCACCTGGTGCAAGGCGTACAGATAAGTCAAGTAGTCCGCCAGATGTAGAAATGGATTCAAGTGTTGCTGAGTTTGCAAACTTAGATGTTTCAAGCAGGCCGATAATAAACTTACGAGAAAAGTCATGACCGGTGTTATTGAAGTAAAAATATTCACCTGGTTCTGATATTGCTTGTGTACTTGTGTAAAAGCCATCGTTCAATTGTGAGTTGCTATTTGTACCCTTTGTTGCAACACCAGCATCAATAGAAACGTCACCAAAGGCAGACACTGATGGAATAACAGAAGAGGTGACAAAAGAATCAAACACATCATCAGCACCAGCACCAACAGGAGTAACTGTGAAAAATGCGTTTAGTGAGTTGACAACTGCTGATAGTGTAAAGGCTTGTGTTTGCCCTTCGATAGTAATATTTTGCTTACGAATTTTTTCATACAAATTTATACCTGATGAAATATTTTCGGCAATAGAAATTGTACCGTCATTTTCAGCGACAGCTTTGATAGCATTTACTGCAAACGAGTCACCAAGTGAAGTGACAATCGATGTTAAGGTGCTATCCCGTGAAAAGTCAATTGTAGTGGCAGCATCAATTTCGATAGCACCACCGATAACGTTTGCCTTTTCTGTAATGTATGCAGCCGCTTCTGTAGCATCGGCAAATGAGTTACCATCGGCATCTTGAAATTCGGTATAAGGTACCGCAAAAAATTCATAAATTGGGTTATCAGTATCTGTGGTACGAACATCGTTGATGACATTAACACGTGTATTATCATCATCGTTGACTTCACCACTCAAGCAAGAGTTCCAATAAGCAGGCTGTGAAGAACCAATAAAGGTAACACAGTTGCCATTATTATTACGTACAATACGAATAGCCATTTGTTATCGTCCTATTGTAAAGAGTGTCGTGAGAGGCTGAATGAAAACCGGTTGGTCTGCTCGTATAGCAGGCAGCGCCCGAGCATTAACATCCTCAGCAGAGGCAAGATATGCCGTTATGATAGGTCTGTTCAAAAATGTTTGACCAGTTGTACCACTGCCATAGAAAAGTGGCTCACCTGTTAAAGCAAATGTAAACGTACTATTATTTGCTGCGTCTCGTGTTTGCCAAATAAGACCAACTTCAACGGTAGTGTTTGCAAATTGTGGCGTCAAGTTAAAATCAAATCTAAATTGACAAAAGTCACCGACTTGACACTCTGACATATTATATGAACCGGTAGCCGCATTATACTGCAAATCGCCTGATGTAGATGCTGCATTAAATCCTGGATCGGTATCTGGCTGGACCGTTACATTGTCAGTGAAGTTAAACATGCTAGTCACATTAGCTGGCATATATGCACCAGAAAAAAGCCCGGTGGCCTGATACGCATCAGGGTATGCATTGCTTCCATCCATGCTATAGCCAGCAGGAAGATTATTTGGGTCGGCATTATATACAGCACCGGGTGCTTCTTCAATATCACTACCGCGTGACCAATATGGCTTATCATTTGCAAGCTGCCGAGTTGAGTCAAACCCAAAACGAAGCCATTGTGATGCCGATACCATGGCGGATGTATACTCTACATCATTACCAATGTCGTTAGCACCTGCCTGGCCACTGACACGATCGGTAAACCCACCAGTGAATTCATATCCGCCTTGAGATGCTTGTGTTACGTTTTGTGTAAGCGCCACAGAATCGGTTATTCTATCAAGCTTACCTGTTAGTGGATTAATCGCATATTTTGCCATATTTAAGCTACTCGCTCTGCTGATACAACGTTGTCATTTGAGTCATATGTATACGTGATGTGTGCAATAAGAGTACCCGAAGTTTGTTGTCCACCACGATAATAGCGCACATCAGTAAGATTCGTGGCCGAAGATCCACCACCTGTACCATAAGTGTATGCCACATAGTCGTGTGGTCCAATACCAAAACCAGATTGAACGAAGTTATCTTCACTGAATTTTTTATTGTGATATGCCATTCACCATCTCCCTGAACATGTATTAAACACTGTTATATTTATATGACAAGGGCATTCATAAAAAAAGGAGGCCGAAGCCTCCTTAGTTTGTCGTAGATTGTTGTTATTATTATAACAAACGTTGTTACTACATCAGGTTTGTGATGATCGAACGACGGTAGTAAACGTTGCTGTCCTTGACAAGAGCGCCTGCACCAGCAGTTGCACCTTGAGCAAATGGGTTAGCAACCATGCCATAACGAGTCTTGAACCCGATACGTGGCTGGAAGTCTTCCTGACCGACGGCACGAACCATCTGAAGAGGAACGTATGGGCAGTAGAACAGGCCAGCATCGAAAGCACCAGCGCCCTTGTAGCCAACAACCATGCAGTTGCCGCCCGTTGCGTATGGGTCGATGTAAACCTTCAAGCGACCACCAAGAACACCAGCGAAGGTGTTGCCTGTGTCGTCAACCTTGAGGCCAGCAGTGTTCATTGCAGGTGCGTAATCAAGAACACCAGCAAGCTGCAGAGCAGAAGCAACATCAGAAGAACAGATAACGATGTTGCCCTTACCGCGACGTGTATCTTTCGCGATCTTGTTACACTCACGTTCGATGTGGTAGTAGAGACCCTTGAACTTCTCAACCATCCAACGACCGTTTGAGTCTGTGTCAAAGTCAAAGACACCGTCAGTCGTTGTTGTTGAATCTGTAGAACCCTGAGCAGCTGTTACGTAGATCGTACGAACAACTTCACGGTTGATTTCAGCAAGGATTTCTGCAGACAGGATGTTAGCAAGTTCAGTTTCAGCATTCAAGCCATGAACAGCCTTCAGGTCCTGTGCTAGTTCCATTGAGTATGTGGCTTTCAGTGCACGGCCCTTGGCAGTGACAGAAACCTTTTCGATGGACATTGACATTTCGCCAAAAGCAGAGTTGCCGTTTGTACCCAGAGCTTCGAGCTGTGCAGTTGACATACCAGCACCGAAGTTGTATGTGTTGGTTTCAGCCAGGTTAACTGTCTGAGATGTCGAACCAGGAAGAGTACCCTGATGCTCGTCACCGATAACGTCAGTTCCACCAACAACAGAAGAGAAAGAAGTGTCTGCTTCGTTGTAGAGAGCTTCTGTACCAGTCTGGTTTGTGAAGCGTGAGCGCAGAGCAAAGATCAGGCCAGTTGGACCAGACATTGGCTGAACACCACAGATGTCATAAGCCATCAGGTTTGGCATTGCACGACGAACGAGGCTGATCAGAACAGGGTCGAACGTATCAATGTGTCCGTCACCAGCAGTCGAAGACGAAGCGCCCATGACGTTGGTTGGAAGAGCAGCTTCACCGGCTTCCATCAGGCTGCGAGGAGCAACGCCCATAGAAGAAGCTTCACGAAGAGCAACTTCTGTGTTTTCGAGGATAGCAGCCGTAACGTTACGACGGTGCGCATCTTCGATGGTTTCGAGCTCAGGATGCTCGAGAATTGGTTTCCACTTGGAAACAACTTGTTCGTTAAGCATTGGTTAATTCTCCTATTTTGCTTAAAGTATCAATCGATATTATTTATCGTTTTTGTGTTCTTGAGATAGCTTGAGCATAATGAGCCATTTCTGGGGTCATTACTGCGGCGGATTCATGATCAATACTGGCTTCTTCAACCAACTCAACTTCTTCATTGAGTGTGTTTGCAGGAGCAGTTACCTTAAAATATTTTTCACGAATAATTCCCAACTTAGCACGATACTCTTCTTCATTGCCATCAAAGGAAACACCTTCGGTCAGAGTACGAAACTTTTCTTGCTGGGAAACAGCGAGACCATCACACATTTCAGAGAAGATTTCTTCTCCAGCAAACTCTTGAACAGCTTCACAAAGTTCAATGTTTTCATTGATTTGTTCGTTCAGTTGTCCTTCAAGTTCATCAACACGAGCAGCCATTTCAGCTACTACATCAACCTTAGCAGCCGGAACATCGATGTAATGCTCAGCAAATAGGTTGTGCAAACCTTCGATGAATGACTCAGAAAGTTCATTCTTCAGGCTTGATTCGATTGCAACTTCGTTTTCAGCAACCCACTCTTCTGCAACATATGACAGGTAACTATCAATCTGCTCTTCAAGAGTTGCTGTAAGTTCAGCCATATTTTCTTCGAGCTGTGTTTCATACTCAGCTTCGATTTCTTCACGAAGTTCAGTAATACGGAGGTTAACAGCGGCTTCGAACAATACAGAAGCTTCTGCTTTGAATTCTTCGGTGAGGTCATGACCTTCAAGCATCAGGTTAAGATCTTCTTTTGTCATTTGTGGAAGCGAATGAGAAACCGTTGGCTTCATTCCAACAGATGCTTTGTTCTTTGCAGCTGCACCGTCTTTGACGCCACCAGCATTAGCACACATTGCTTTGCAGTCAGACATCATCTTGTCAAAGAAAGCAACTTGGTCAGACTTAGGCAAAGAACCCATTGCCTTGATCATGTTTGATGCCATGACAGAAGTGTTGTAACCAGAATCCATCTTGATGGAATCAGCAGCTTTAGTTTCTTCAAGCTCAACTTCTTCGTTCTTCTTCAAGAATGCGGCAGGGCCACCAGGTGGCTCTTTGTTAGTTGGAGCAATTAGCTTGCCTGTAATTGATGAACGACCTGCAGCCGTTCCCTTATGCTGGGGCTTTTCAAGGTTTGAAATACCAACAGAGCCTGCTGCTCCTTCTTCAACAGACTTATCAGCTTTCTTTTGAGCCTTGAGCATGTAACCTTCTTTTTTGACTGACTTGCCTTTGCTGCAGCCATATGCTTCAAGCAGTTCGCCTTCAATACCAAAGCGTTCGCCTTCAGCATCTTCAACAACTACTTGTTCATTAATTTGGTCAAAATCGACTACAAGGAACTCCTGGCCCTCGTACTCGACTTCATCGCCGATCTTAAAGTTTTCCATTTGTATCTCCTTGTAATACAATTATAGTTTATTAAGGAACGTGTTAAACAGATGAAGCTTTGCCGCTTCTGTTAATTCTTCTTTGCGCTTTCGCTCTGAAATATGCTTATATTTATGTGCGATGGCTTCAACCCACTCACCGGTATTTTCATTGAATACCCAATCAACACCTTCCATAATGCCATTTACAAAGGCATTTGGTGCAGATGGGTCAGCAACAACATCGGCAGCAGTAACCAGTTTGAAGTCTTTTTGAACTTCATTGATACCATTGACACTCTTTAATGAACCCATACCACGTGAGGAAACACCAACACGACAATCAGATTCTAAAAGACCTTTGACAATGTTGCCCATTGGTGTTTCAAGTACACGAGCTTTGCCCATGACCTGACCGTCATCATTCATGTCTAGTTCTTTGATAAGAATGCATGCACGTTCAAGGTCAATTTGTGGACCAGACGGATGGTTCAGTTCACCGTAGGCAGTGCCTTTAGCAACTTTATTTTTAACATAGTTGTTAACGGCATTTTTCATGACCTCTTTGGTGTACATGCGCTTATTGCCATTAACAACATTAGCTTCCATGAACGGTCCAGTAATATACAGCGCCTTTGTGCCATCAGCTTTTGCTTCGGCAAGGACTTCAATGTTCTGAGCTGCTTCTGCGATCAGTTTCATGGGTTTTACCTTATTTTTATTATACTACTGATATTTATAAAAGTTTTATATTTAGTCGTCAAAACGAGGATCTGCGTAAGCATGTGCACTGGGTGGAACCACGTGGCTCAGTGGAACTACATGTTCTTGCGTTTCACCGCTGGTTGGGTGTGGAGCATGGATGATGTGACCAATATGAGCACCATTATTATCATGTACACTACCAACTAATGTGCCTTTAACATGTTCACCGGGTCTATGAGGTGTAAAGAAGTTAACCTGTTGGTGGTTGTCAGAATGAAAGAATTTTTCGTGATTATCTTCATCAAGCTGAACATCTTCATACACAGCAGCATCTTCACCTGGCTTTGGTTCCTGAAGTGGACCTGATGGTGTTGGTGAACCTGTGTAGCCATGGTCCTTGCGGTTTGCCATGTTAATGTTACCTGCACCAAACACTTTATCATAGTCAGCAGCATGCTCACCGGTCGTGTACATATTGTCAAAACGAGAAGGCTTGTGCTTAGCAACAAAACGCTCTTCGTCTTCACTTCGGCTATGTGTGCCTTGTGTGTTTGGGTGAGCCGATGATTCCATCACATAGGTCTCACCAATAATATCTTTTAGAAACTTAGCCATTATTCTTTGTCCTTAGCAGCTTTAAGAGCTTCTTTTTTGCTCATCCCAGAAGCAATCATACGAGCAATCATGACGTCATTGAAATCGTTATCACCATCTTCGTTATGGTCGATTTTTTTCTTCTCGGCAAGTTCTGCTTCAAAAGCTTCCATGATTTCGAACTGTTCTTCGATTGTCTTATAGCCATGGTCAGCATAGAAAGCTTCAAAGAAGTTTTGCATTTCAACAGTTTCTGCTTCAAAAGCTTCCATGATTTCTAGCTGTTCTTCGATTGGCTTATCACCATGATCAGCGTGGAAAGCTTCAAAGAAGTTTTGCATTTCAGCAGCTTCTTCTTGTTCTTCCATTACGGCATTGCCAAATTCTGGTTGAATGTTATCAACAATTGCACGGCACTTTACAGCCAAGATTTCATCAATTGTTTCTTTTACAGCTAAAGGTTTCTGGGCAAGAGTTGCCTCGATGATTGTTTTTAAGTTAGACATCTTTGTCTCCTGGAGTTTCTTGTGGTAGTGGTTCTTGTTGTTGTTCTTCATCACCTGGATCGCCACCAACAGGTTCATCTGGTTGCTGTTGTAGCTGTGGATTATATTTTGGATCTTTCATCTCACTTTCGATTTGCTCGTCCATTTCCTTCATGTCTTCATCTGACTGTTGAAGGATATGACGGCGAATATATTCGTGTGAGATATACTTGCCAGCAATATCTTCGGCATCTCGCATACGAATCAAACGATCGTTCATGATTTCAAGATCTTTGAGTTCACTGAAGTAATTATCTCTTGCCCAGTTGAACTTTACATCTCGTTTGATATTTATATCCCAATCTTCAGGAGTGATAATGTTCTTCAGAATAAGCTGCTTATATAAAGCATCTTTAATCAACATGATGAACTTGCCGCGCAGACGGTCGATAAACTTACCAAAATTGACTTCATCACGTGTAATCTCTGTTGCACGCCCAAGATTATAAACACTGTCTGGTTTCATGCGTGTCAATGGAACATGCAATGAACGATATAGACGATCCTGGAAATACTCAACCGATTGAAGCAAATCTGGCAACTGTGTACCACCCTGTAAAACAGAAATCTCTGTGCCTTTTCCACCATCACGACGTGGCAGATAATAGTCTTCAAGCATGTTGATGTGCTTGCGCTGATCCATCATCTCGCCAGTTTGTGAGTTGTATGAAATACGATTTTTGTGACGTGTCATCAATGCCTGAACGTGCTGTTCTGCTTTAGCCGGAGGCAATTGGCCAACATCGACATAAAACACACGACGCTCAGGAGCACGTGATAGGTGATAAACTAGTGTGGCATCCTCAAGTGCACGAAGCTGATTAAGTGGCTTAATACCATTATGCAAATGACTTACAACCGTTGTGTTGTTCTCATCCATCAAACCAGATGGGCAGTGAATGATAGAGTCCTTTGCAATCTTGATACCAGAAGCACCACCTAGATTATCGGCTGACCGTGTTCCTGTGCTAAATCCTTTCTCAGAA